TATCACGTATATATTGTACAGCTTTAGCCAATGCTCTGTATGCACCCCTATTAGATGATAGTGCTGAGGTTGAATTAAATAAATCTCCAAAGGCAACTGCTTTATCAATTTCAATTTTATTTACTGCATCAGCTATTTTTGATATACCATCAGCTGCTTTATCTAATTGTCCTTTTTCTGCAACATCACCTATAGTTACAATGAATTCTGCAAAGTCATCTAATTGCATTGAGATAAAAGGATTTGTGGTATATAGATCTGCGAAAGTTTGTCCGATTGATGTAAGTAATAAAGATATAGATTTAGCTACAGATTCAGCATCCATTCCATCACTAGAAAAAGCTTTAAGACCATTTGCTATATCTGTAAGAGCAGCACCAGCACCTTCAACAGCATCAATACCTTTTTCAACTAAATTTTCATCCCATTTAATTAATCCAAAGAATCCACTATCTTCTTGTTCCATACCTCCAATAGCAGCAAAGGCATTACCTACCATTCCTACTACGACTTTAATCTTTTTAGCTACTCCTTCTGGATCTTCTATACCAGAGAATGTGGCTAAACCATCTGCTATATTTTTTAATTCAGCACCTGCACCCTTTACAGATTTAATACCTTCTTGTACTTTATTCTTTTTAATTTTAAATAAGGAATTCCAGAAACCTCCTGCTTGTACATTACCTTGATCAGCTACAGCAGAGAATGCTTCTTGTACAAAACCAACTGATTTAGATATAGCTTTACCTACTTTATCAAAATCAACATCTTTTTCAACTAATGCTTGGAATGCGGTTAAGCCATTTGCAATATCATTTAATGCTTTACCTGCACCTTTAACAGAATCAATACCTTCTTTAACTTTATTTTTCTTTATTCCAAATAATGTATTAAAGAATCCACCTGCTTGAGTAGTACCTTCATCGGCTACAGCTGCAAATGCTCTTTGGATAAATCCTACTGTTAATTCTATTTGTGTTCCTATGTATTCAAAATCAACATCTTTTTCTACTAATCCAGAAAATGCAGTTAAACCTTCAGCAATACTAGTTAATGCTTTACCAGCACCCATTACAGAATCAATACCTTTTTTAGTTGCATTAGGACTAAATGCATTTCCAAACACAGCACCAAATAATCCTGTTGGTGTTGCGGCTTCTCCACCTGCTTGAGCAAATGCTGTTGTTATACCTGAAAGAACTCCTGTTAATCTTAAACTATCAGAATCCGTCCAATCTATCTTTTTATAATCTTTTAATCCTGCGGATAATTTTGTTAATGCTACACCAGCAGCAGCAAAACCAGCAGCCGCCGCTATCATTTGAACTGAATCCACAGCTCCAGTTAAAGCTCCTCCAATACTTTTAAAGAATCCACCAATACCACCTTCATTAGGAGGTCCTATAAATGCTGTCTTAACACCAGCTAAAGCAGTAGCTAATTTAAGAGAATCATCTTCAGTAAAATTAACATTTTTCATTGCCTCTAAACCTGGGGCTAATAATAGTAAAGCACCACCAATAGCAGCATACATTGCAGGACCTAATAAAATTATACCTGCAGAAGCTGCAACTAATGCACCAGCAGCAGAGAATACCAAACCTAAACTAGTTAGTAATGCCGCTTGAATTCCTACATCCTCTAATGTAGTACCTTTAACTGCTTTTGCAAAAGGATTATATCCTAAACCAAAGACGACCATCCCTACACCTACTAAAGCAAAGGATAACGCTCCTTGTGCAATCATACTCAGCATAGTGCCTGCTAAAGCAAATACACCACCTATACCTGCTAATATTAAAAATTGCAATCCAACACCTTCAATCGTTGGGGCTGTGGCTGCAACGGCAGTAGCAAAAATTGCATACCCTATACCAAATACTATTAAGGCTAAACCGGTTACAGCTAAAGCAGCCGCACCTTTATTCACCTGTTTATCAAATTGACCTATTAATGCAACAGCACCTCCAATTAAAACTAAAGAAGCTACCATACCTAATAAAATACTAGGTTGCATTAAGATAAAGAAAGTTACTAAAGCAAAACCAGCTAAACCTAAAGCAAAGCTTTTAATAGAATCACCAATATTATCTAAAGCAGTGACTCCTTTTTGTATTGTTTTTTCACCCATTCCTAATAACATAAAAAGAGGTGCTATTAATCCAACACTAATATAAAGTAAAGGTATTCCTATTGCAGCAGGAATTAAAAGTAATGCAGATAATGCTAAAGCTTTTACGAAACTTAAAATCCCACTTCCTACATCACCTAAAACCAGAGCGCCATTTTCTACTTTTTTAGTATCCATAGCCCCTAAAGTTTCAACTATATCTATAACAAAAAGATTAAACTTTTTAATAGTACCTGCAGGAACAAGCATAAATAATAATAATGCTTTAGCCATATCAGAAGTACCAGCACCTAATGCTTTAAAACCATTACCACCAGCTTCTAAGCCTTCGGCTTTACCGCCTCCGCCTCCGCCTAATAAACCAGCTAAACCACCGCCTCTCTGATTTTGCATTAATTGAGTCTGTAATTGTAATTCTGCTAATATAGCACTTTGAATACCATCACCAACCTGTCCACTTGCAGTGACAGCTAATGTTAACTGATCTAGTGATTGTGCAGTAGACTCGGTTGCTGCTTGGATCTTAGTCAAAGGATCCATTAAGTCTCTTAAGGTTACAGTGGCAGCCATCTAAATTTTATTTTTATAGTTTAGGCATTCTAATCTGTGGCATAGACGGTGCTTTTACCGATTTCATTTGTCTATTGGCCTGACTTTTTAGCCCATCCATATTGTATTTATCCGATGTCTCTTGAGTTTGTTGTTCTTCTTTCTTATTACGATCTTTTAATAAATCATTATAGATTTCTAAAGTATATTCATATTCATAGAAAGGAAGCAAATCCAGCTCTGAAGGCTGGAGATGCAACTTTTCCATAAGTAAGACTCTGACCTTAAAGAAGTTCAGCAGAGATATCTGGAATAATGAAGAGAGCCTTGATACCTCCGGGAAACGTCAGCGGAACGGTGACCTCCTCACCGCAACTTTTACATGGGAATCCCATTTCAGGTTTAACACCAACTTTCATATCTTCGGCTAATCGGTAAACAATAGTATACCTTGTAGTATCCCAGCCTGAGAAAGATGTTATAGTAGAAAATATATCTTTATCATTCCATCCTCTCCATTCTCTTTGAAGATAAGGTAAAATAGCTAGGGTTGATTTATCCCATGACTGACCTTTTTCTTCTCTACCTCTTACATATTCAGTTACAGCTCTCATAACACCAATTGTAGGCGGTGCCATTTTAATTACACCGTAATTTTTAGTTGTTACTGAATAACATTTATCTACAGGATCATAATATTTTTCAATTGTATCTGCTACATGATTAAATTGTAAATTAGTAGTTCTTAATTCAACAGATTCTTGTGCTTTACATGAAGAAGTTTTACAGCTCTTTTTACTAACTGGCATCATTAATGTTTGTTCTCCAGTTTTAAATGTTAATTCTCTAATAGAAAGAATTAAATAAATTCTATCTTCTTCAAGAACATCTTTATAAGATCCTCTTTGACTACCATATTGTACTCTACAGCATGATACTACAATATTATTTAAACCTTCATCAACTTCTTTTAGATTATTTTCATCTATGGTAGAAAAGGCTCTTACTTCTGCAACCTTAGCTGCTCTAATATGAATTTCAAAATCTTCTCTATAAAATTTCCCTTGTGATGGAAATTTAGATAAATCTAATTTAGTATAACCAACCATTTCATTAATCCTTTTGATTTCTGGATCATCTGGTGATGTAGATTTTAATTGTCTACTGGTATCTACTTTACCTAAGTCCTTTACGACTTCATTAGGAGTTTCTACGGCATCAGTATCTTGAATACCTTCAGCAGCAGCAAATTCCTTTTTAATATTTTCTTCGTGCTCTTTTGACATATTTAATTAATTTTTGTTAATTGTTTTGCTGGTTTTGTTTCATCCACAATATGTTCTACTATTAATTGTCTAACATAACGTGAGATAGCTACAGGTTTTATACCACTTTCCATTGATTTTTGAATAATAATTTGATTAAGTCTTTCCTCATCACTTGGTGTTAATAATACTTGTAATTTTTTAGTAAGTCTTTTCTTTTGAGGAATAAGTTCTTGGACTGTTTCATTAAATCCATATTTAGGATTATCAGCTTTAAACTTTTTAATCCAGTATTCTACTCTAGTCATTATAGTAGATAAAGGCTCTTCATGATCAAATTCTTCTAATACTTCTCTTTTAAAAGCCTTAGTTCCAAAATCTTTAACAGCCCTTTTAATATATTTACCTGTCCCAAAGTTATTAGGATTATCATTTACAGAATATCCTACATAAACTTTATTAGTTTTTTGTTGTTGTAGTTTATATATGATCATATTTATATTATATAATTTATATTATATATTAGAGTGAAGACAAAAAAACTGGGAAAATTTAAATAATCCCAGTTTTTAATAAATTTAAGCTCCTACGTTCTCTTCAACCCAGTGATCACAACGATAAGTCATTGTTAACTCAGCAGGATCTTGAGTCTCATAGTTTAATTCATCTACAAAATCAGGTTGACCTGTAGGGAATACATCTTTTAATGTAATCTTTCTAAAGATATCTCCAGCTCTATTGTATTGAACAACTATCATACTTCCTACGTAATCTTTCTTTAATCCCATTTCACCAGTTAATGGGTCATAGATTAAATTATTCCAATTACGGAAAGTGTTGTACATGTAGTTTTCATTTGCATCATTTAAATTTAACGTAAAGTTTAATGTTAAATCTACAAACGTCTGTGCAGGCATACCAGCATAAGATCTATCAGCAAATTTGTATTTTTGATTTACTGCATCTATTGATGGATTTAGGTTATTTAAACCTCCAATTGATTTTACTTGCTCTAAGATTAACCCCGTATCATCTCCTAATGGTGAAAATATAGTCACCTCAAATAGGTTAGGCTGAATAGGTTCGTACCTTTGGCTACTGGCCCTTGCTTGGGTATAATGTGGTAGTGGCATATTTTATTTGTTTTTTTATATATTCGTCTTTACTTTCTTCTTATTGGAAGTTTCCTGTACTAATTGCTCCAGTTCTTAAAATTGTTGTTCTTTGTACAAGAATTTCCATTCCTCTTACTGGTTCAATATATGTATCTAAGATACCTACATTTTGATCAATCACTTCTGGTGTATTATTAGTTTCATCCATTATATTTCTATAATCATATACACCATCATCATTTTGAACCGTTGCTAAGAAGTTATCAGCTAATGTTTTAATTTCTAACCTAGTCTGAGCTGTATTAAATTCAAATAGGTAATTTTTAAGTATTGCTTCAATACCATCTTGGATATAAATTACAACCTCTCTAACATTAATTGAACTTAAAGCAGATTTCGGAACTTGTTGTGCAGTTTTATTTGCAAAGATAGTTGGTCCTGTTCCACTTTGGAATACAATCGGATTAAGTCCGAATGGCTCTAAATAATATCTGTCATCTTGATCTAGATTTAATTCTAAACCTACAACTCCATTTCCACCTATTACTCCACGTCTTACACCTGCCACGATTGACCAAGGTAATGCGTTTTCATATTTAAGAATAAAGTTATTAGATACATAAGCAGCTGGTGGTACATTTATATTCTTACCTAAATCTCTAACTGTTAAGAATGGATAATAATATCCTCCCCAAGATCCGCCGCTAGTTGCAGCAGGTAATGAGAATCTAATTGTTGGATTCAATGAAAGATTTCCACCTTCCGATATAAACTTAGAGGATAATCCCCCAGTTGCATC